AAAGGTCATTATACTTATCCTATGGTGGCGCAATTTTCAACTGGAATATTGGCGCACTTTTCAATTAGTATCTACAGATCTAAATAAAGATAATTACATTTTTTTATACAAATAGATGAAGATTACTATCCAAATGATTTAATTGATGGTAATTATATCTTTGGATATGGAGCATTGTATCTATATAAAAATATTGATAACAATAAAATAATTGCAGGGTTTTGGCAGTATTCATAACTTGACAATGTGTATCAATTAAGAATTTATTTAAAGATTACAGTAGTATAACTTTAGTTTTAGGATTCGTTGTTTGGAGTGATAATTGAAATACTATTAATGGAGTTTATTAAAAAAAGAAGATAGTATGTTGGAAATTAATAAATAACCGAGATCAGCCGGATATGCTGTGAAGTAAAGAAACTACGGCCGGCACCGGTCATTCAACATGCAGGTTGCCATTGGCTATATCAAGATAAAAGACGATAGTAAAAACCTGAATAATACTTATTCTTGAAAAAAGGAAATCAAGTCAGCCACGGATTCTTGTACGGATCATAATCCGTTTGAAACGTTGCCATTTGCCAATCGGTCACAGGCTTCTTCTTTTCATCCAATTTACGAGGAATCTGCGGGTTGAGGCGTAGTTTAGCCGCATCATTCAGCCATTTCATGCTATCTTCGTAATCACGCATACGTACAACACTGACATTGTTCGGGGCAATCAATTTTGTAAGCTCATAGATTGCCAACCGAACCATGTGTTTCTTGAGATTATAATTGCGTGGATCATGCGGAGATAAATTCTGTCCAACAGTAGGGGTGTCTGCATTTACATCTGTTTCAGGATAGAATACATGTCCGTCGAAGACAATATATTCGTGTTCTGAAAGCTCATAGGCATTGTATTTCGGATCATAATCTGCGATAGCTCCCCAACAATCGGATTTCATAGGATCAAGATTATAATCGAAATTATTAAAAGTCATCAATGTATAGAATCCTCCATCGTATTCGACCACACTCCATAACGGATATTCAACAGGCTGCCATAAGGATGTTTCCATCTCTATCCAGCCGGTAACCATCGGAATACGAATATCATCGAACTTGTAGCCATTCTCTGAAAGACATGTATAGACAACTCCATTACAATTCACCTTATCGCCTGGATAATAGGTATTAAACTGGGAATAATTTATTACCTGTGCTATATCTGTATTGATATCGGAGCACTCTTCCCAATAAATAACTGTTGACGGCTTGCGATAACCACTGATGGAACGTATCACTTCATGAATTTGTCCTTCAAAGTAGATATGCACTCCCACCGGATAAGTAATGCGCCGGTCATAGTCGGCGATATATTTTCCTTTGGCGAGCTCTTTCTCCACTTCGTAATTCTCCGAGAGATATTCCACGATACTTATTTCTGCCGATTCTTCAGCCTGGACAAATCGCCCGTCATTGCCCCGTGTAAGCTGCGCAAGGGCTTCTTGAGTGATGATACCCAAATAATCGTTGTTATTGAGAAACCGTCTATACATATTCTTATTTCGTTGTTAATATGAAAATCCTTCCTGAATAACCGAGGTAGAAACCACATATCCGTTTCCGTCTCCGCCACTCTTAAACTTGTACCAACTGTCGCGCAGATAATAACATAGCAGATAGTCAAGGCAGTCGGACAAATGACCGTAACGCTCGTACTTTACACCGGTTTTCGGATCGGTAGTCTTCTGTTTATTCTTGGAACCGTCCTCGTTGCGGAGCTGATAAATCAAATCCTGTGTGAGCTTCCGACATTTGATGTCTATCTGTATTTCCCAGCCGTTGTAACCATCGAACACCTCGTTTACAAACTCACAGCGTGTCGCCTGCGGAGGCTGCTTTCGTAAAAGTTTTACTTTCGGGCGTAGAACTCCTTTACCAAAAGTGTCCGTAATGATGGTGTAGTTGTTAATTCCGTCCTCGTTAGTGGTGGAGCGCTGCAATCCGGATGGATCTCCTGTTACATCCACTCCGCCGATATGTTTGTCACGGTAAAGTTTCAAACGTACTTTTCGTGCCAATGCAGGTGTGTTATTTTCTTTTTCCTCCGGCTTACCGAGTATTTCCTCAAGTATATATACCTTCTTGTTGTCGTAGTCTATCTGTGAGGAAAGCACGGACATTTGGGGAGCGACGTTAAAATCCCAAACCGTAACAAGCGGTTTGGTAGGATCATATACTTTTTCTTTCAGCCCGGTAACAAGATGCCTGGAACCATCAAAACTGCGATAAATGGCCATATCGTTAGCTTCCACAAAGTCCCAGTTGCCATAAAGCAAGCGTTCCTTGGTGGCCTGATCCCGAATTTTGTTCAATGCAGCCTCGTAAACCTGACGAAAAGCAATATTCGGATTATCAAATACGGAAAACGGAATATAGGATTCACCTTCACGGCAAATAACTTTTTCACCATTCTCGTCTTGTACAAAACGGGAGCGCACCCAGTTAATCGTCGGATTGGTCGTGAGCAACATTCGTGGCGTCTTAAACGTTTCGTGGGTTCTCCAACGGAGACGGGAAAATAGCACCTCGACAGCCCGTTCGGAAATCTCCGATACCTCGTCCACCATAGCAATGGTATATTCGGACGAACCAAAACGTTCGAAGTTCGGGTCGCTGGGGATATCTGCCATCTCTTTCATGATAATAACCGAATCATTCCAGAATGTGAGTGTGCCTTCGAGATTGTTTATCTTGTAATTTATATCCTCTTTAAGTCCCCAATCTTTCAGTATCGACTTAATGGTATTCCAGGTCGATTCCTTCAATGATTTGAGTGTTTTACGGGCTACGACCGCACGAATATTCTCAAACCGGATACACGAGGATACCAACCATACGCTACCGATAAAAGACTTTCCGCCACCTGCCGCTCCGCCACCCAATATCAACTGTGGAAGATTTTGCGACCTACATTGCTTACATTGCGGCTTATACTGCGGATTCCTTTGCGGGTCGTAACCGACAAGGATTTGCTCTATTTCTCCACCGCAGTGGGGGCAATAATTAGGCTGCAACAACTTCCACAGTTCATATTGTCGTGGTGACGGTTTAAACTCGATATGCAGGTTTTTAGGCGGTTTGAGCCTGTTGACCGCCATTCCTTATACGATTTGAATGGTTATATCGGTTTCGGACTCAAGTATGGAATATAATTTCTGGAAAGTAGCACGGGATTCCAACACTTTCCCTTTAACCGTGTTATTTCCCACGATGATGCAGCCGGCAGAATCAGATTCGGTATTGCCGGAATGAATCAGGATACCGAGGAAATGGGGCACATCGTGCAGATACGGCATCTTTTTCTTATACTTGGGACTGTACTGAAGAGTGACTTTATATGTCCCAGCGGGAATGGCAGTTCTGGCATAGATCTTTTCCTTACAAGTACAAGAACAGCCATTAGGGGTATTAGGGCAAACAGCCGGAAGTTCTCTTACGGTATCTTCGATGGTGTTACAGAAAAATTTACCGTTGATGGACAAGTCGCCTATTGTATAGGTCGAGCCTCTGAATTTGCGATTGAGTGTTAGCTTCATACTTTGATACTATTTGTATCGAAAGAGTAGCGCCAACTATCGAATAGAGTTTATTGAGAATGTTTATAAGGTAAGATTTTAGAAAGTGATTATTGTCTTTGTTGTGTTGTAGGTACTCAATATCTAATGAAAAGTGTCAGAACCTCTTTAATAGACGGGGAAAAGTTTTTTCGTGGATTCGGCATTTTAATCTAATTAAAAAGTTGTATGAGATAAATCGTATATAACATCATAAAGAATATCGTCATAATACAATTAGTTACCCATAATATTCAGGCATTTCTCCGTCCAAGAGTTTTTAAGAATAGAAGAGGAATAGGATTTGTGTGTTATTCTGATACTTATAGCACTTTATACAAAGAAACGAGGGTTCTATTTTCTGTTTGAAACAAGAAATGACCGTTACTTAATATGCATTCATGAATATTGCTGTCATTCGGATCGGAGTCTAATAAACGCACAGCTTCATCTTTATCTATAACTTGCATCTCCACACCTTGTATTGTTATCAAAGTGGCATCTTTGGGAATCTTCATAAGTTCATTTAATAATGTACTTTTCATAATACTCTAATTCTTGGCCTGAAGTCCCGTCAAGCATTTTTATAATCAAAAGAAAACGTGGGACATAACTGTCGCACCGAGGTTCTGGTAAAACCTATCCGCAAACAAGTTAAGCCCACGCCAAAGCATAGGCGAAAACCGTTTGTCTTGCGGATGAATGAAATTTACCAGATTTCGGTGCATGACAAAAGCTAACGCTTTCTATTATTTTTTTTCTTTTGCAAAATATAAATAAAAACGAAATCCAACAATCAATGTAGTCTTATCAGTCTTTAAATATATGCAAAAGAAGTTCTGAGTTATTTTTTATCTTTCATAAATAAAAAAGTAAGCAACCAACATAAATTGTGACAGCTTTATTCTTTACTCAGAAAGAAAACTATTTTTTACTTGCCTCCAAAGATGCTTTACGGAACTCTTTAGCCAGTTTTTCCAATATTAAAGAATCCTTACGGGCACGAGTCCCGGCAGCCTTATTCTGTTTTTCCAATTGAAGCGTAGCATTTGCTTTAAACGTTTCATAAGTGTCCTGCATTTTTTCTAAAAGTTCTTTCATCGTTATTTTTATTTGAATTATAATATATCAGCAAAGATAGCAGATGATTGAAAGTTATTTTTTAGAATGCAGAAATTATTGCTTGATAGCACGAATATTTAACAAATAAATACATTTGTTTGTATATGGAAGATTGATTCCTAACATCAAGTTCCGGTTAACAAGATGTTTATATACAAATTCGATAACCTGAAAACAAGAATGGAGTATAAGGATTTAGAAGGTCGATTTTCCTATGTTTGATTGCCCTATGCGAAAAATATCATGAGATAAATGCACTGAATCATGGAAAATAGCTATATTTGCAAGGAGTGACAAATATAGGGCGTTTTGCTCTATTTTGTCACCCAAAGACAGATGAGGTATAGTACAGCTATTGGAGTTTCACTATAAAACTATTGCATTGAGATGAAATGCTCAATATTAATAGATTATGTAGTTTTTTACAGAAGTGACAAGGAAGGAAATTTGCTCTGTATAGGGGGATTTTCAGAAATAATTCATTTCTAACCTTTTAGAAGTTGTAAACTATATACATCCATCTTTGCGAAAAT